AAAAAAAAAAAAAAATTAACTATATATATAGAAAATAAAAGTAATATTCCCCTAAAAAGTTGTCATTTTCGACATCCCACTGACTATCAACAAGTTAGCTAAAAATAAAACGACACACCAAAATGTCGATTCGACACAACCCTTGTAAACACTAGGTTTTTTCGACACAAAGTTTGTCATCGGCATATTTGTCACTCTGATATGTAATGTTTATCTTTATGGTATGGAAGATTTCAAAGAGGGCGACCCGGTTATATATAGGAGCGATAAGGTAAGCTATGGCCTACACTTTGTTATTGGAGTTACATCTGGTGGCCGGGTGGTTGTATGGAGTAATGATCCGCTGACTGGTCACAAGGTGTACAAGGATGTCGACCCGGATGAGCTGAGTAAGCTACCTGAGTTGAGTTTACTGTCGGACGAGGATATTGATCGGATGCGGATCCATTCGTATAGCTTTGACTTTGACTCGCTGGATGGCTTGGTGGATTAGATTGGGTTTTTTATTTTCGATTTTTTTTTCTAGAAAAAGTTTGTTATTGTTAAATAGTTTTGTACATTTGTATAAAACGTTAAACAAGTACATCATGACAACAGGACAATTTTTATTATTAGCAGGACTACTAGCGATTATATTCGTTGGAGTAATGATCAGCAGACACGGACTTGATTCGGTAGCTAAGTTCTTCAAGGGGCTGCCGTCTAGATTTCAAAAGCGGCCTGCCTCTATAAAAACCCGTCAATCGGTACCTGATGGTTTCCGACAGATTTCAAAAATGGATTCTGGGAAAAGCCAGTTCGTTGTGAGTGGTATGAACGTAGAGGGAGGCTGTCTGATTAACTCGTACTCATACATCAAGGGTAAAGAGGCGAACGTGTTGCACTTCCATCCACGCAAGAAGTTGATCACGGATTTTGATGGATCGAATGTTGTGCTTTAAAATTAAACCAAAACAAAGATGAGTAAGGAAAAACTTGTTGGTATGATATGTAAAGAGAGGTTGCAAACTCTTGAGGAGAATCCACCCCGTTGCCCGTACAGTAAGGGAATAAAGAAAGTCCTCACACCTTACTTAAATTAAACAAAAACAAAGTTTACGAAAACTAAAAAACGAATGACAAAACAAGAACTAATAGATAGGTTGGTTGCTGCGGTTGACGCTGGAGCAATGTCGTTCCAGATAAACAAGATCATCAACGAGTACAACGTTGCGAATTACCGACCAGATGGATACAAGGAGATCGTCAAGCTATACTCATGTGAGGCTTATAATATCTCCCCGGTAGATTTTAATAAGGAGACATCTAAGCATAAGTATGTAAACGCAAGGTCACTTTATTGCCACATACTAAGCAAGAAGATCTCCAACGGGAAGAGAGTTTATCCAGACAAGGAGCTGGCCAACGATATCTACCGAGACAGGTCTTCGGTGTACTTGAAGCTCAGGAAGCTTGATGAATGGCTTGGATTTGACCCAGTGTACACGTCAATCTACAACGCAACTGTAAGTAAAATCAAAAACCACATAGACAAAATAAAGCAAGATGAAGAACAATGAAGACTATGACTATGTAAAACCTGATCACTATAAGGCGTTCAGCTACGAAGTGATCGAGATGATGATCAGCATATGGGGAGCAGAGGCAGCGATGTACCACTGCGAGATGTGTGCATTCAAGTACAGGATGAGAATGGGATCAAAGCCCGGCCAACCTCTTGACTTGGATATGAAGAAGGTGGACTGGTACCTATCGAAAGCAGCAGAACTAAGAGAACACTTAAAACAACAACAATGATAAAAATAAACAACGTATTTGAAATTGGAGAGATTGTCTACGTAAAGACAGATCCAGAACAGTTACCATGGATGGTAACAGATATTGTCGTAAGCTCGACATCCATAGACTACAGATGCTCACACATAACGTCTGCGATGACATTTGATGAATTGGAAATTTCTAGAGAGAAGAATTGGACAGGAGAAATAAACTATTAGAATGAAGATATTAGTAAAGGTAAACGAAAAGAGTAAGGAGCTTCTGATCAAAGATGTGATCGGTATAGTAGACTCTAAAGATAAGGTAAAGGATCTGATCAAGGAGAAGCTATCCGGAAAGAATTTTGGATATCAGGAACTATCCAACGACCACTACATGGTTCACATCCATAAAGACGACACCTCTTACAGGAAGATATTATTCAAGCTGGTTGACGTGGATAAGATGTACATCGATGAGCCATCTCAGCCATACTACTTCAAGGCTAAAGGATGGATGGGCAACAACTGCGTTGAACCATGTCAAGTAAAGGAGGGTATTATGATCGGAAGTGCGTCATGTCAGGAGTGCGAGTTCAACGCTGGGAACGCCCCGGTGAAATCAAAATTTTCAGGACCGGACTGGATCATGTGTTCAAGACTTTCTGAGGCGACCAACAACATCAACCATGACCAAGCCTAGACACGCAATATTCGCCCACACAGATCCGTTCAATGAAGAGAGTAAAACCTACTGCCTTGTTCGGGATGTGGACGGGACTGTAGAGACACTCTTGCTGAAGAGAGACATGGAAGGCAAGGACTTCGAGGAGGAGATTAACAACCTATCTAAGTATTTCGATGCTGAGGTAATAAGGAATTAGTAAATAATACTTATATTCACAAAACAATATAATCTTATGGGGAAAAAAGCAGAACTGAGACTAAAGCCAGAGGAAGCAATAGCTATCGGTCTTAATCCAAAACCTAGAAACAAATACGGTAACCCAAAGTACAGTTTAAGTAAGAAACAACACAGGGATATCTTAAAACTTAGATCAGATGAAATTTCACTAACTGGTGAATCTATCCTAGAGGATGCCGATGGGAACGCAAAACTTGTTTGGAAGAAGCACGACTACAAGCTTCAGAAGCGACTTGAGGCATTTAGGTGTGCAGTAGAGGAGATGAAGAGTGAGATTCCGAAGTTCACCCCAAGGGAACCCACGATGCCATTCATAAACTCTAACTTGATAAACCAGTATATGCTGACAGACTTTCACCTTGGTATGATGGCATGGGGAGAGGAAACTGGTTCAGACTGGGATATAAGTATCGGAGAGGAAGTTATGGTTGAGTACTTCAGGTACGCTATTGAAAACAGTCCTAAAACAGATACTGCAATTTTTGCACAACTTGGAGACTTTCTACATTGGGATGGTATGGATGCGGTAACCCCTCAAAACAGACACCTACTTGATGCTGACACACGGTTCCAAAAATTGGTTCGTGTTGCGATAAGAGTTATAAGAAGGGTTATCGACATGCTTCTTAGAAAGTACAGGAACGTTCATGTTATAATGGCAGAAGGTAACCATGACATGGCGAGTTCGATTTGGCTTAGAGAGGTACTTCATTCGATGTATGAGAACGAGCCTAGGATAAATATTGAAACCAGACCAGATCCATACTACTGCTTCCAGTGGGGACAAGTTGGATTATTCTACCACCACGGTCACAAGAGGAATATAAACAACATCGATGCTGTGTTTGCCTCAAAGTTTAAGAAGGTATTCGGAGAATGCGAACATTTATACGGACACATAGGGCACCTTCATCATAAAAAAATGATAGAGTCGATACTAATGATAATCGAACAACACAGAACTTTGTCGGCAAAGGATGCATACGCATCTAGAGGTGGATGGTTGAGTGGCAGAGACAGCTCAGTAATAACATATCACAAGAAGTATGGAGAGGTAGATCGAAAAACTATAAACATAAAAATCGTAATGGATGCCTTGGAACAAAGAAAAGTACGAGAAGGTAGCAATTAATACCTTCAGATCTTTGGAAAAAGGAATCGACCCTCCTGAATATTTCGTGAAGGCTCATGCCAAAGATATAAAGATGGAGGAGTATGAATCAGCGAAAGCAATCCGAGACGTTCTCAAGCAGTTCGATATAGATGTTAAAATTTTAACGTAATAAATTCTACATTTTTCTAGTTATATAGTTTAATAATTATTATTTTTGTTTAAAACTCGACCGATCGAGCAAAGCTCTCTCGGTTATAAATACAATAAAATGAACGATTTATTCAGAGTAGACATATATCAAAGCGACAAGCCATTCGTAGAGAATGAGGAATCCATCACGAAATTTATCTCAGCAGTAAACAGTAAGGAAGCAGTAAACAAGGCAATCAGCTACTGCGACTTTGAAATTTCAACCGTGACAGTTGAGCTGTTCTGTAATATGGAACAAATAGAGACGGACTACAAAAATAATTAAAGAAGTAAGGTGGTCATCATAATGATTCTCAATTCCGAGAGAAGCCATGGGCTGTAAGCTGGACGCTATGACCACGCCTGATTGCGAGACAGGTACATTTTTGAGCGCATTACAGTCAAAGGAGGTAGACCCCACCAGACGGGGTAACTGGATCTTTAGCTCAGTTGGTCAGAGCACCTGACTCATAATCAGGGGGTCGCAGGTTCAATCCCTGCAAGATCCACAACAAGCGTTGGCTCCGTAGCTCAGCTGGATAGAGCATCTGCCTTCTAAGCAGACGGTCGAAGGTTCGAATCCTTCCGGAGTCACAACAAAATAATTATGAAGTACGAAGATATATTGGTAAATTTTAAAGAACTTTCTGAGTTGACTGGATACAATCAGAACGAGTGCAGGAATATATTTAAGAAACACCTGAACGAGAAGACCATTTCGGAAGACAGGGAGATAAAACTGTTGGATCTAGAAAAGTATTTCAACGGTGTAAAATCTCACGATATGAAATTTGATATGAGTAATGAACTTAGATTTAGATTTACACATCAGAAAAATGGTTACCGCAAAATATTATCAGACCCTAAAGTTGTCAAGGCAGCAAAACTAGTAGGGGCATACACGATATACTACAAGATATGCGACGACAGTCAGCTAGAACATATCAACAAGGCAATTAAACACAACCACGTCCATTCCTATGGGCTAGAATCTTATAACAAAAAAATAAAATAAAATGGATCAAATACCTAGAGACATGGTCTTCGAAGACGAAGGCAGACAGAAGTTGCTTTCTGGAGTTGAGAAACTCGCAAAGGCAGTAAAGAGTACAATGGGTGCAGCTGGACAAACTGTGCTGATTGAATCACCAAACCATACACATGGGATCAGGATTACAAAAGATGGCGTTACCGTAGCTAAAGACATCCATCTAGATGACCCAGTCGAAAACTTGGCGGTTCAGATGGTTGTTGACGTTGCGTCCAGAACAGCTACTTCATCAGGAGACGGGACGACAACTTCAGTGGTTCTCACTGAGGCGTTACTAAAGCATGGAATGAAAAACATTGTTGCAGGCGACGATAAGACGGAGATCATCCGAGAGATGAATGAGACCAAGGATCAAGTTCTTTCCATACTTAAAAACATGAGTAGAAAGCTGACGGTGAAGAAAATGAAAGACGTTGCGACAATTTCAGCCAACAACGATACCTACATTGGTGGGTTAGTCGCTAGGGCATATAAGCAAGCCGGCAGAAATGCATTTGTAACTGTGGAGAATTCGGACTCAGCTGAGACTTATATCGATGTGACTAATGGTATAAAGTTAAAGAGAGGTTATGACACTAATGTATACGTGAACGATCATGAGAAGGATGAGTGTGTTTTCACAAACCCACACATACTTTTAACTGATCAAAGCATAGAAAGCTTTCATACCATAGAAAAAATTCTTTCTCACGTAGTAAAAGCAAACGAGAGTTTACTGATCATCGGAGATGTTACCACAGCTATGAAAAACTTACTAGCTGCAAACGTCAGAAAGAATGGGGTTAAGATCTGTACGATAACACCTCCAAGTTTTGGTTGGAAGCAGAAGGAAATCATGGACGACCTAGCATTGGTGTTAGGTACCACGTTCTACTCAGAACAACAAGGTGATAACTTAACCAACATCACTGTAGGTAACTTAGGTAGAGCTTCCAAAATTAAAGTCTCTAGAGATGAAACAGTTATTTCTCTGCCTGAAAACCCTAACGAGGACACGACTAGTTCAATATCGCAGAGGATTGAAGAGCTAAAGAAACAAAAGGAGTTGACAAACAAGAAAGCAGAGAGGGATCATATCGATGAAAGAATAGCACTCTTAGATGGAGGTATGGCTGTTATTTATGCTGGGGGGTATTCTGACGTGGAGCAGAAGGAACTTTATGATAGAATAGAGGATGCGGTGTACGCTGTGAGAGCAGCTCTAGAAGAGGGTTACCTTCCGGGTGGAGGTGTACCATTCCTTCGAGTTCATAAGCTCTTAAAAGTTATGTATGAAAACGATAAAGAAACAAACAGGACTCCAAACAGTATAGCTGCTAGGATAATCTCTGAAGCTATTAAAGAGCCGTTTTGGCAGATGTTGCGAAACGCTCATATAGCTCCAGATGTAATAGAGGATATTGAGGAAGCTATACTTGATAACGACAACAAGTCTTTCGGATTCAATGTAAAAACGAGAGAGTTTGCGGATTTATCTAAGGAGGGAATCATAGATCCACTAAAGGTAACATCTAATGCATTGGAGAATTCTATAAGTGTAGCCACAACTATACTGAGTACTAACGCTATAGTCACGTTGGCTAGAGCAAAGTAATAATAAAATAAAAACCCGACAGGTTCAAGGCATGGATTTAAAAGTCCATGCTTTGTTTATTCTAGTGTAGATATTTATAACTATATTTGAAGTATGAAAGTAGCTTTTGTGTTAGGACATACAGACGGTTTAAGAAAAGAGAAAGACAAGGGTAAGTTCTCCAAGTGGTTAAACCAGTCAGAGTGGGACTGGTATAAATCATTTGAAGACGACCTTAATATATTAGGAGACGTGTTCGAACATGATTCTAACACAACTAGCTACACTTCAAGACAGAAGAAGATGGCGATAAGAACGAAGGACTACGACTTAGTTATCGAGTTACACTTCAATGGGTTCAAGGATTCTGACGGAGATGGAGATGGTGACGCTAGCGGATGCGAATGTCTTTACTATGAAGGGAATAAGAAGACTGAGATGTTAGCTAAGAAGTTCTGTAAGCTAGTCAAGGAGCATATAGGAATAAAAACAAGAAGAAGACACGGAGCGATTCCTGTAACTAACGGTAGGGGTTCTGGATTCTTAAAACGACAGATACCTAATGCTCTTTTGATCGAGCCATTTTTCGGAGACAACGAATCCGACTGTCAAAAAATTAAAGATAGCGAGTGTAAGCTATTCACGAAGGTATTAAGGGAACTCATAGAGGATGAAAATATTTAGAGACATATTAAAGAACCCAGAAGGGAAATGGTCAAGAAAGTCATTGACTGCATTTGCTTCATTTATTGGTGCATTACTATACGAATCAATTCTACCAATTATAGGAGTAGAAACAAAGGAGTACGTATTCATAACGCTGATCACATTGACAGCAGCAACTTTAGGTTTAACCGTATGGAACAAGTTCGTAAAATGAGGGTTGTAGCAAAACTGCTTATACTTCTCTACATCTTAATATGCATGGTGTCGTGTTCTGCAAACTGGCATCTTAGGAAGGCTATTCAGAAAGACCCGACTATAATTCAAGAAGACACAATAACGGTTGTTGATACAGTTTCACTTATATCTGAAAAGGTACAAGTTGATAGCGTATTCAAACTGACTACAGATACGGTTATAATTCAAAAAGACAGACTAACAGTGAAGCATTACTACAACAATGATAGTATTTACATCGAGGGGGAATGTGCTGAAGATACTCTTATTGAGTACAGAGAGATTAAGGTACCCTACGAACAGATAGTTTACAAGGAAGATAAGGACTACATTCCTTATTGGATAATGGCAGGATTGTTCGTCATGACGATCCTTTTCTTTATAATGTCAAGAAAACAAAAATAAAATACAATATGAAAGCAATAGGTACACATGTAGTGATCCGTGAGATCACCGAGAATGAAACTGTAGCAGGAGGATTAGATCTTACTGCTGAGATGAGTAAGACTATACGTTATAAAAGAGGGGAGGTAGTCTCATCTGGTCCGGATGCTGAACACGTATCCGAAGGAGACATAGTTCTATACGACTCATCATCTGGATTCAATACGCTGATTAATTCTGAGAACCTTGTTGTGACTCAGTACAGAAGTATATCAGTGGTTCTTTAGTCTGCCACAATTATGCTTCGGCCGGTCTTTGTTAATATTCTTGATGTAATTTCTATGAACCTTGTCGGAGAAAGATTGATTACCTTTAAACATGTTTGTGTTTTCGGATATCTTCTCTCCGTTCAACTTATTGTATATGGTCTTTACAGCATACTTACCTTTAAAAGAAAGTTCGTATAAGGCTGGCTGATTCTTTCTTTGGGTTCTCCATTTATTTATCCACCCGTCTCTCATCATGTTTCCAAATCTCTCGTTGTTCCAGCTCAATATCTGATTGAACTCATTAAAGTCACTCCTAGTGAACAGCCCTTCTGAGTAAAGAAAAAACATCATGTGTAGTTCAGCATTAGACAATTCATACTTTCGTTTAGCCCAGTACATGATAGGCCTGAAGTATTTCAAGTAGTCATCCTTTGGTGCTGTTCTTTGGTGATGTTTAAAAGTTTGGACTACGCCTTTTATTTTTTTCTTATTAGTCATTAGATTAGATTTTTGTATAAATTTAACAAAAATAAATGTATCTTTGTTTGATATGGCAATTAAGATCTATACATCTGGTAACGCTTTAAGAGCTGAAGACACATCATCTGGAATAAATATATTGGATGTACCTAAGTCTAGAGTGTATTACTTTAATCAGAAACTAAATCAATCTACCCCAATAGTAAAGATAGGGTATCTACCGTTAAATAATAACGATCAGCCTGTATTGGAAATAAATCTATCTGATGCGGTAGACGTTAATTCAGTAGCTTTTACCGCTGAGACTTTTAGAGAGTTTTGCAACGCCAACTTAGGTTTTGATCAAGATGCAAGTATACCTTCATCTTTAGATCCAGCTTTCGGAGAATCAACCACACTTGAAATATTATCCCAACCTATAGATGGTTTCTCAGGCGCCTCCGACTTCAATACAGATGGGCTGGAATTTCCTAATTCGAAATTTATCTTATACCTAGATAGTGATCATACATCAGGTAACCCAACAGCAACGATTGAGTTTTCTGGAGACAACAGTACATGGTACACTTATAAGAGTCAGTCGAATGTTCCTATACCAGAAACTTTTTTTGATGACGAGTTCTATCCTAAATACATACGTGTAGCTTACACTGCAAATTCATCTAACGGTAATGTAACATTTAAAGTCGTTGAGTTATGATAGATTTAAGAGAAGATACGACCAAAGAATATCGTTATGAAGTTGCAATGGGTAACGTTTACGGTAGTTCAACGTGGAATAAATTTGGTTATAATGCAGATATAAATGGGGTGGCTGAAGTTGTCGCATCATTTGGTGGAACATTTAATATAATGACAACAGCTGACACATTAAATGTTGTTTCAACATCAAATAATGATAGGTCAGGAGGTCAAGCAGCAAGAACAATTGTATTGGTTGGTGTTGATTCAAACGGAGATTACCAAGAAGAAACCGTAACAATGAATGGTCAAACACCTGTAACAACAACCAACACTTGGTTAGGCATAAACAGGGCTTATGTTGCATCAGTTGGAAATTCTAACTATAATCAAGGTGACATAACAATTTCTGACACATCAGCTGTTTTTGGAACACAAGCGCAAATTCCATCAATGAAAGCTATAACGCAACAATCAATTTTTCACGTTCAATCAGGGTATAAATTTTTATCAGATTGGCTTGAAATAAATTCATCAAGACAAGGTGCAACAGCATTTATTCAAACTTTTGGATATGTTTATAACCGGGCAACAAATGTCAGGCAACAAATATTCACAACAAGCACAGGTGATGGTCAGTCAAGTGAATTACAATTAACACCATCACAACCATTTGTTATTGGTGAAGATAGTGTATTATATTTTGAAGCAACATCAGACCACAATAACACATTTGTTTCATTAAGATTTTCAGGAATTTTAAAAAGAATAAATTAAACATTATGAAAACAATTTATTAACTAACTTTGTAAAAAAAAACAAAACAACATGAACTATATATTACAAGGGCGAAGAGCGCAAGTTGTCACTCCAAGCGACACAGACAACATTCCAAATCCAGCAGGAGCAACTAACGCTACTCAACCAGCAGCACTGTATGCTGGAGCTAATGGTGACATCGCTGTCATTATGGAAGGTGGAGACGAGGTTACGTTCGCAGGGATAAAGGCTGGCACGTTTTTACCTATAGCTGTAACGAGGGTAAAAGCAACAGGGACGTCTGTTACAAATATCTTAGCTATCTGGTAAGATGGGGGGACTCTCCATAGCTAACCAGATTGGTAATAGCTTAGTGGAAGAAGGCGGCTTCTCTTGGACTGACGCTGACGCTGAAGCATATTACGACACCTTAAAGACTGTTAACGGTGGAGATATAAATGCGTCTGGACTTTACAGCATTACGCTCGATGAATTAAAGGAGGGTATAAACACAGCTTTTGTTGACGCAAAAAGTGATGGCACTTACTCAGAACTAAAGCATTGGTTTCCAGTTATAGGCGGTACAGCAGCTACTCACGCTGTATGTGCTGTAACATTAGCATCTCAATTAACTTATGTAGGTTCCCCTACTCACGGATCTTATGGGGTTAGGACTAACGGGACAACTCAACACATAAATTCAAACACTAGTCATAGCGTTTTTGCTGCTAGTAGATATGATGCTCATTGGAGTTACTGGGAAAAAAACGTGACCAATAATGTAGCTACGTTTGGATCCAGAGACAACGCAGCCGTTTCACTATGGAACAGGATAACCTCATCTACAGCAATGGGAGGAGCATTAATAGGCGTAGCGACAAACACTACCGTCATATCTCCAAACGAGATGTTTATAGGTAGGATTATAGGGAATAGTGTGGCAGGAGATCGTAGGGTATACCAAAATGGATTAGAAATAAAATCTTCGGGTCTAGCAACTGGAGGAGATGTAACAACAAACGCTGTCTTCAATGCGTGGTCTAATGGCGGTTCAGTAATAAATAGAAGTGCTGGAGATTTTACTCATGGAACACTAGGGGACGGTTTATCTGATTCACAAGCCTCTAACCTATATGCTGTAGCAAACGATTTAAGAATTTTATTAGGAAGATAATGGGACTAGTTCAGAAATACATAAAGATTCCTGCCGATATTGCAACTGAAAATTACGGAAGTATAAATGGGGTAGATAGTTTTAACTATGGCCTAACTATTCACGGTGAATTTTTCGTTGATGTCAACACTATTAATACGCATCCAGAAATAATAGATGCGATAGGAAAAATTGAATACATTGAAGTAGATTATGATGACATCATCATGTACGATGAAAATGGTGAGATCATTACAAAGAATTACAAGAAACCTTCTTACGGAAGAATACCCGTAATAACATCTCCTAGACCTGAAGTGGTTGACAATGAAGATAGGAGCTTTATTCCAATGAATAGACCGAATATTTTCGCTAGACTATGGAGACTGTTTAAGAGGTTTATATCAAGAATTTTTAACAAACCCAAAACATAAACAATGGACAATTTTTTCGAAGCTGGGGGATATGCCACAGCAGGAACATCTATCATACTTCAGATATCAGACTCACTAGGCATCACACATGTAAATCCGTTATTAACCACATTAACAGGTATAACAGGTTTTATTTTCTTGGTATATAAGATAGTCAACATAAGAATAGATACCAAAATAAAAAGGGAGACTTTAGATTCACTGCGAAAAGAAGAAGAGTCGAATAAAGAAGACGAATAAAAAAAATTCGTATATTAGCAAAATGGAAAAGATAACTGAATCAGAATTGAAATCATTAGTCGACATCCATAGTCGACATAAGGAATCTAAACTAAAAATAGCTGACCTAGAAATAGCTAAAGCTATAGAGATGAATCGAATCTCTAAGATAGAAGAGGAGTATATGGAAGTAAACAAAATGCTTTCTACTAAATATGGAAATGAATCAGACATAACCATAGACTCATCTACTGGGGAGATAAAAAGAAAGAAATAAGACATGGCTAAAATAAGTTCATACCCTTCAGCTACACCAGAATCTGGAGACTTCGTCATTGGAACAGACGCTAATGACATGAATAAAACGGTTCAGTTCCCTATATCCTCATTAACAGGACTAAACACATTGCAATCCGTATTAGAGGCAGGAGATAGCTCTACCGTTTCTTTTACAATAGCATCAGGAGCTTTAGACCCATCTTCCATTGATCACTTGCAGATAGCGGTAGGAGGAGATTTAAAGCTAGGAGGAACAATAACGGATGAAGGAGATAGTACAGGAACAAAAGGTTTATTTCTAGGTGTAAGCCCAACAACAGGAAGACCTCAATGGATGTCAATACTAGACGATGTTCCTTTAACACCCACAAGTTCTGGAGACAAAGGAATGTTAGCAGCAGATGAAACTCATCTATATGTATGTATTGAAAATGATACTTGGAGAAGAGTTGCAGTATCAACATGGTAATAAGAAAGATATCCATAGGAAGCAATTTAAAAGAGTCCTCTATGAACTACATAGTGGGCAGTAGGATTATTAATGACAACTTCAAAGTGTACGACATTCTCCAGAAAGAGAAGTACATAGAGATATACATAATAAACTCTGACGATGAAGTTGTTAAGTGGAAGGAGGTAAGTGTTACCACTCCACATGTATTAGAATATAATATCAATATATAATAAAATGAGATCACCTCACAGTTTTTTGGTGGTGCCATTAAACGACAGAAGGTATGATAACTCGGTTAAGATTGGTGATGTTGACTTTATTACTAGCTCCTCGAAAGAGGATCATAAAGCATCTAATAGATTTGCTAAGGTAGTAAATACACCTATCGGGTATTCTGGAGATATAGTTCCGGGAGACATTCTTCTAGTGCACCACAATGTATTTAAGTTCTACAACGACATTAAAGGCGTAGAGCGAAGTGGCAAGTCATACCTATTCGACAACATTTTTTTAATTGACAGCGATCAGTACTTTATGTACAAGCATAATGACCAATGGTTTTGTGATGGGATGTATTCATTTGTTGAACCGGTCAAAGCAGCTAAATCAGAAATAGACAGAAACATAGTTAATGAAACATTAACTGGATCCATGGTATACCTTAGTGATTATGCAAAATCGCAAGGATTATCAGAGGGAGATCATGTTATATTCTCTCCAGACTCAGAGTATGAATTCAGAATTGACGGGAGATTACTATATAGAATATACGACATACATCTAACTGTAAAGAAATGAAAGAAACTACAATAGAGCAAAAAAAGCGTTTACTGGAATCAGCTCGCAACGGAGTCAATGAACTTATAAAAGTTCTCGACAGCAAGATCCTTGGGTCAGAACAAGATTTAGACTCAGACCTTGCTGCCGATAAAATGAAGAACGCTGCTGCTGCAAAGAAACTAGCAATGTTCGATGCATTGGAAATTCTTAACAGAATAGAAGAAGAGGAGCAAACAATTAAGGATATTGAAGAAGGTGATAACGATAACTCAGAAATAGGAGGCTTTGCAGAAAGAAGAGCAAAATAGCAAGCTTTATGAGATTGTAAAAGATCTAGTTCCATCCTCTAGAAAGAAGAGGATGAATGATAAAAAGAACTGGAAGTACGGATACAATAAGGAGTATGACATGGTTGTTATATCTAATGATGGTACTATCGGAGAGATATACAACATCCAAGGATTGCTAGTTGCCCTACCTAAAGAACCTTCAGTTGTATATAAGAGAAGCAGAAATAAAAAGGATCAGTACTGGGAGAGAAAGGAGCTACCTAAAGAACTATCTAAAATTAAGTCTATATTCCAATGGAAGAGAAAACCTAAAGAGTTTAAAGCTAGATGGGTAGACTATATAGAGACTGAATTTGAAAGAAGAGAGGAAGGATTTTGGTTTAAGAACAACGGAGTCTCCACATATATAACAGGGTCTCATTACAAGTACTTACAATGGGATTCAATTGATGTTGGGTATCCAGACTATCGGGAGGCTAACAGGATCTTATGGTTATTCTGGGAAGCATGTGTAGCTGACAACAGATCTTATGGCATGGTTTACCTAAAGATTCGTCGTTCTGGATTCTCATTTATGGGGTCATCAGAGCTTGTTAATGTTGGTACCATAACGAAAGATTCAAGACTAGGGATACTATCAAAAACTGGTTCAGACGCCAAGAAGATGTTTACAGACAAGGTCGTACCTATCTCATCTAAGCAGCCATTTTTCTTCAAACCTATTCAGGATGGTATGGATAGACCGAAAACTGAGTTAGCATTTAGAGTTCCAGCGTCTCGTATCACCAAGAAAAACATGTACGATGATGACGACGATGATACTCAAGGACTAGACACAACCATCGACTGGAAGAATACAGACGACAACTCTTACGATGGAGAGAAGTTAAAACGTTTAGTTCATGACGAAACAGGAAAATGGTTGAAGCCAAATAACATTCTAAATAACTGGAGAGTTACCAAGACTTGTCTCCGATTAGGTAGGAAGATTATTGGTAAGTGTATGATGGGTTCAACATGTAACGCATTGGATAAAGGAGGTCAAAACTTCAAAGATTTATATTACGACTCTGATGTAACCAAGAGGAATAAGAACGGACAGACTAAGTCAGGTCTGTACGCATTGTTTATTCCAATGGAGCACAACATGGAAGGATTTATAGATCGATACGGTATGCCAGTTTACAGGACTCCAGACGAACCTGTACTAGGAGTTGATAGAGAGATGATAGATAGCGGAGCTATAGACTTCTGGGAAGCTGAAGTAGATTCATTAAAAGGTGATCCAGATGCGTTGAACGAGTTCTATAGACAATACCCTAGGTCTGAGTCTCATGCGTTTAGAGACGAGAGTAAGTTATCTATATTTAACCTAACGAAGATATATGATCAGATAGACTACAACGATTCCTTAATAGCAGGACAACATTTAACCAGAGGTTCATTCCACTGGAAAAATGGGGAAAAGGACACGGAGGTTATATTTTCACCAGACGACAAAGGTAGGTTTTTATTGTCGTGGGTACCTAAAAAAGAGTTGCGTAATAACGTAGAAATTAGGAAAGGAGTTAAATATCCGGGTAATGTTCATATTGGTGCGTTTGGATGCGATAGCTATGACATTTCTGGAACCGTTGGAGGAGGTGGATCTAACGGTGCGTTACATGGAAGCACTACGTTTCATATGGATGACGCTCCTACTGAGGAGTTTTTTCTAGAGTATATTGCTAGGCCGCAAACAGCTGAGATATTTTTCGAGGAAGTATTGATGGCTATTGTCTTTTATGGTATGCCGATACTATGTGAGAATAACAAGCCGGGGCTTTTGTATCACCTAAAGAATAGAGGGTACAGAGGGTTCAGTATGAATAGACCCGACAAGTCTTATAATAAGCTGTCTGTAGCTGAGAAAGAACTAGGAGGGATACCTAACTCCAGCGAGGCCGTAAAGCAAGCTCACGCTTCTGCTATTGAAATTTTTATAGAGAAGAACATTGGATACGACACGAGTGGTGAGTACAGAAACCCAGAGGAAATAGGTGTAATGCCCTTCAACAGAACTTTAAAAGATTGGGCTTCGTTTGACATCAATAACAGGACTAAGTTTGATGCCTCGATATCTTCAGGGTTATCTAGGATAGCTTGTATGAAAAACCTTTACAAACCTAAAAAAGAAAATTCAAAAATAAGTATTACCTTTGCAAGGTACGACAACTCTGGAGGACAGAGTAAAATTATTAGATAAGAAATGGATGAGATCAAAATGACTATTACCGATCCCGGATTC